ATGCCGCACGAACGCCCCGAAGCCCTGACAATCGAGCAGGTTTGCAACCTTCTCGGTATCAGTCGTTCCACCGTCTACAAGCTGGCTGCTGCCGGCCAGTTGACGAAGCTGAAGCTGGCCGGCTGCACCCGCTTCCCGCGCGATCAGGTCGAGGCCCTGGCGAAGGGTGCGGCCCATGGCTGAAGCGATGATCGCCGAAATCGTGAAGAACCGCCGGGAGACCGTCCGCGTCTCCCTGTCGGAATACGAGGGCCACGACCTCGCCAATCTTCGGGTCTGGTTCCGCGCGGAAGACGACCAGATGCGCCCAGGCAAGGCTGGCCTGGCCTTGCGTATTGACCGCGTGCCCGCCCTGATCGAGGGGCTTCAGGCCCTGATGATCGAGGCCGGCAAGCGCGGCCTGGTCGAGGGCTGATTCCATGTCCGGCCGGCGCTTCGACATTGCCGCCATCAAGTCCAGGGTCGTCATGTCCACCGTTGCCGCCAAGGCTGGCGTGAAGCTGGATCGGGCCGGCGCCGGCAAGTTCATGGGCTGCTGCCCATTTCACGATGACCGCACCCCCTCGCTGGCGATAGACGACGGGAAGGGGCTGTGGCGTTGCCATGGCTGCGGCGCGGGCGGTGACTGCTTTGCCTTCGTGCAGAGGATCGAGGGCCTGCCTTTCATGAAGGCGGTTCGCCTGCTGGCGGAAGATGGCGATGTTCAAGTCGCTGCCCAGCCCCGGAATGCTCGACCCATCGGGAATGATGACAGTCGTCTGGTCGAGATCGCCCGGCGCATCTGGGAAGAGACCGGCCCGCACGGCATGGTGACCGCCTATCTGCGCGGCAGGGGCATCGCAATATCGCCGCCGGCCACGCTGCGCTTTCACCCCGCGCTCTTTCACCGCGCCACCGGGTTGAAGCTGCCGGCGATGGTGGGAGCGGTCAACATCTGGCCAAGTCGCGAGATCACAGGAATTCACCGCACATGGCTGACCGAGGATGGCCGCAAGGCCCCGGTGAGCAGCAACAAGATGACCTTGGGAAACTGCAAGGGCGGAGCCGTCCGCCTGGCACCGCCCGGGCCTGTGCTGGTGATCGGTGAAGGGGTCGAGACGGTGCTGTCCGTGATGCAGGCAACCGGCCTGCCGGGCTGGTCCGCCATGAACGCCAGCAACCTGTCCGCCATCGTGCTGCCGGACGAAGCCCGCGAAATCATCATTGCCGCCGACAACGACGCCAGCGGCACCGGCGAACGCGAGGCACGCAAGGCGGCCGACCGCTTCACCGCAGAGGGCAGAATCGCCCGGATCGCCATGCCGGATCATCCCGGCATCGACTTCAACGATATCGTGCAAGAGGCCGTGGAACATGCTTGATTTCAATGCCGCCACGCCCGATGGCAACGAGAAGATTCGCCGGTTGATCGCCGCCGCGCCGGCCCATGAACCGGGGTCATCTTGGCCAGTACCCAAGCCCCTGGTCTCGACCTTGCCCGCAGTGGCCCGATTGGAGCCGGAGATGCTGCCCGACGCTATCCGGGGATATGTCCTCGATGTGTCGGCGCGGTCGCAATGCCCGGTCGATTTCGTCGCGGTTTGCGCGCTGGTTGGTCTCGCCTCGATGCTGGGCAACAAGATCAGGATCAGGCCGAAGCAGTTCGACGACTGGACCATCGTGCCGAACCTGTGGGGCGCGATCATCGGCCGGCCCTCCGCCATGAAGTCGCCCTCCATGACAGCTGCGCTGGCGCCGGTCTATGCCCTTCAGGACGAGGCCCGGAAGAATTGGGAGGCCGATTGCGCCGCCCGGAAGATCGACGCTGAAGTGGCCGATATCGCCAAGGGCGCGGCGAAGAAGAAGGCGAGAATGGCGGCCGAGAAGGGCGACCTCGATCAGGCTCGGGATTTGATCCAGGGGGCCGGCGGCGACAATGACGAAGACCCGCCGCAACCCCGTTTCATCATCAACGATGCGACGGTCGAGAAGCTGGGCGAACTGCTGAACGAGAACCCCAACGGCTTGACGCAGGTTCGTGACGAACTCGCCGGCTGGCTGGGCCGGATGGAATCCGAGGAGCATTGCACCGACCGCGCCTTTTATCTCGAAGCCTTCAACGGCGACAGCCCCTTCACCTATGACCGCATCGGACGGGGAACCATCCAGATTGCGGCCTGCACCCTGTCGCTGATCGGGGGCATTCAGCCTTCCCGCCTGGCGCCACTGGTGCGCGGCGCGCTGACCGGGGCCGGCAATGACGGGCTGATCCAGCGCCTTCAACTGGCGGTTTGGCCCGACGACAGCAAGGATTGGACGTGGATCGACCGCCGGCCGGACGAGGCGGCGCGCGAATCCTATTTCCTTGCCTTCCGGCATCTGCACGCCCTGGCCCCGGTGGACCTTCCGGCCAGTGCTGAAGACATGCCGACAGTGATGCGCTTCGACGAAGAGGCTCAAGGGCTGTTCCGGGAATGGATGGAGGAAATCCAGATCAGGGCACGAGCCGGCGGTCTGCCTTCGGTGATGGAAAGCCATATCCTGAAGATGCCGAAGACGGTGGCCGCGCTTGCCCTGTTGTTCGAGCTGCTGGACGGGGAGCGGGTCGTGGTTGGCAAGGTCGCCACGGCCCGCGCGCTAGATTGGGCTGATTATCTCGAAAGCCATGCCCGCCGGGTCTACGCCGCAGGCGAAACAATGATCGAGGATGGCGCCCGGCTGATCTGGTCGAGGCGCAAGCAATTGCCCGACGCCTTCACTGCGAGGGACATCCACCAGAAGGCATGGGCCGGCCTGACCGACCGCGAGACGGTGGGGGACATTCTCGAAATGCTGACCGACCTGCAATGGGTCGGGGCGGAACGAAAGACCGACAGTGCCGGCGGCCGACCGACGATCACCTATTCGTGGAATCCCCGGCTGATTGGCAAAGAGGGCTGACCATGGGCCGATGGATGCAGCGGGTAACCGAGAGACCGAAAATCGAGAACATCCCGGATACGGAACCCTCAAAACCCTCGAAAGCAGGTTTTGAAGGTTTTGAGGGTGGCGCATCCGGCCTTTCTGAAAAAATCGAGTTGGGTTTTGAGGGTTTTGAGGGTGCCCTCAAGGGCGCATTTGAAGAATTCGCGGCACCCGATCCCGCCGAAATCGTGGAACGCGCCGCCCTGATGGAAGACAGTGGTATCCCCCGTGGCTGGGCTGATGGCCTCGCGCGCCTGGCGTCGATGCCCCCGCCCGAGGAATGGGGCCGCGACTGGCGATCCGTCCGGGACGGCATCCTGCGCTTCGCCGACCGCCTCGCCGCTGACCCTTGGGCTGCCAAGGCGCATCGTCTGGGCTGGACTGCTGCCGACCTGTTCGGTGTCAATGCCGCCGCCCCTGCCGCCCGGCTGGACTGCCGGGGTGCCGCCACCTTCATCGGCGACGCGGAAATCTATCTGATCACCGATGAGGCCATCGTCGTCGGCAACACCACCGGCAAACGCTTGCGTATAACCCGGCCGAAAACGAAAGGCGGAGTGCCTCTCTGGGAGGTCCGCTGATGCTGGACCGCCAGAAACTGGCCAAGATTCTGGCCCGCGCGGAAAGCGATCATGACGCAGAAGCACTGACGGCCGTGCGCATGGCGGTCAAGCTGGCAAGAGGCGCGGGCATGACCTTGGGCCAAGCGGTCGAGGGGGGAGCGGCGGCGGCCCAGATCAGAGAGCCGCGATCCCAAAGCGCGCAAGTCGATCAGGGGACTTGGGATCGGGGCTATTGGGCTGGGAAAAGGGCCGGGGTGGCCGAAGCGTTCGGCCCGATGGAACATGAGCGAGCCGGATTCCGGCGCCACATTGACGCGCTGGAAGCGGAACTTGAGCAGTACCGTCCGGCCCTTGACTGGAAGGCTTTGGCCCGTGCCTATGCCGAAGAAGGAAAACGCTGGGGGTCCGCCAAAGCAAAGGCAATTGCAGGGCGTGCCCTGAGAAATGAACTGACCGTCGAGGACAAGATTACCCTTCGTCACTTTGCCGGAAATAAAAATCAATAGTGCCGTCTGTAACTGTTCGTATGTGTTCTTGGGCGTATATCTGCGCGCTTAAATTATGTATTTGAATTGACCGAAGTAGCGCGAGTCCTGATCTGATGGGTTAGGGACACGCGCAATGAAATTCAACCTTTTCAAGAGCTGGCTTCGGCCGGCGGAAACCCGATCCCTGGCGACACCCTCGCCGGAGATGCTGGCCCTGTTCGGTGCGGGAACCACCGCCGCCGGCATCGCCGTCGGTCCCGAGACGGCCCTACGATCCCCGACCGCCGCCGCCTGCGTCCGAGCGATTGCCGAGACCATCGGTGCCCTGCCGATCCATGTCTTCCAGCGCACCGATGCCGGCCGGGAACGGGACACGGCCCATCCGGTCGCCGGCCTGCTGGCAGGAGACGCCAATCCCTGGACATCCTCGGTCGAGTTGCGAACCGCCCTTCAGGTCGATGCGCTGCTGCACGGCCGGGCCTTCGCCCTGTTGATCAAATCCGGGGGCCGGGTGCGTGAGCTGCACCGGCTTGCGCCTTCGGCGGTGGCGGTCGAGACCGACGACGAGACGGGCGAACCGCTCTTTCGGGTCAACCTTCGGGCCGGCGGACAGAGGACCTATTCCTGGTCGGACATCCTGTTCCTGCAAACCCCCGGCGGCACCATCGACCGGCCCATCAACCTGACCGATCTGGCCCGGGAAGCAATCGGTCTCGACCTCGCCATGGCGGAACATCAAGGCCGGCTGTTCTCGTCGGGCGCGCGGCCCTCTGGTGTCCTCGAATACGGCAAGGCCCTGTCGCCAGAGGTGGTCAAGCGTCTGCGAGCGTCCTTCGATGCCCAGCACGCCGGGGCCGGAAACAGCGGCAAAACACTGATCCTCGAAGACGGCATGGTGTTCAAGTCCATGCAGTTCAATTCGGTGGACCTTCAGTTCCTCGAACTTCGCCGCTTCGCCGTGCAGGAGATCGCCCGGACCTATCGCGTGCCGGGCACGCTGATTGGCGATCTGGAACGGGCGACGTGGCGGAATGTCGAGGAGCTTTCCCGCCAGTTCCTGACCTTCACGCTTCTGCCCTGGCTGGACATATGGGAGGCGGCCCTTGCCCGCGTCCTGTTCACCCCCCGCGAACGCACGACCCGCTTCCTCGAATTCGTCACCGACGATCTGCTGCGCGGCGATATCACTGCCCGCTTCACCGCGCTGGGGCAGGCCGTTGGCGCCCCCTGGATGAAACCGAACGAAGCCCGCGCGCTTGAGAACCGCCCGCCCGTTGAAGGCGGCGATGAGCTGGTCAGGCAGGCGGGCCAGACCGGGGCGAACATCCGGCCTTTGGTCAAGGATCAATCACAATGACCGAAGCCCGCGCCCTCGACCTTCTAGAAGTCCGATTCGATGCCGGCGACGATACTGGTTTGATCGAGGGTTTCGCCGCCCGGTTCGACGAGGCGGACAGCTATGGCGACGTTATCGAGCGCGGCGCCTTCGCGGCCTCCCTCGCGGAACATCGGGCCGCTGAAACCATGCCCGTCATGCTGTGGTCTCATGATCCAGCCGACGCTATCGGCAGGTGGGACGCAATCGAGGAAACCGGCGAAGGCTTGAAGGTTCGGGGCCGCTTGAACCTCGACGTTCAGCGCGCCCGCGAGGCGCGCTCCCTGATCCAGTCTGGCGCCGTGTCCGGTCTGTCGATTGGCTTTCGCGTGCGCAAGGCCCTGGCGGGAGCCGGCGGCGCCCGCACCGTGCGCGAGATCGAGCTTCACGAAATCAGCATCGTGTCACTGCCGGCGGCCAAGCGCGCCCGGGTGACGAGCATTCGCAGCGCCGACGTGTCGGCAGAACAGGAGGCCAGCATGGCCGAAGTGCAGACCGGCGCCGCACCGGACAAGGGCGGCAATGAGGAAATCACCCTTCAGGCAGTGGCCGAACGGGTGGACAAGATCGAGGAAATCCTGACCCGCAACGAAATCCGGTCGCAGCGGCCGGGCGCCCAGACGAAAGCCGAGGAAGGGATCGAGGCTCGAGCCTTTACCGGCTTCGTCCGTCGTGGCCGCGAGGCGCTGGCGGTGGATGAAGTCCGCGCCCTGGTGGTGGCGGATGACACGGCCGGCGGCTACCTCGCCCCGGCGGAATTCCAGAAGGAGCTTTTGCGCAACCTGGTCGAGGTCTCGCCGGTGCGTCAGGCTGCCCGCGTGTCCAGCACCGCCGCCGGCTCGGTGATTCTGCCGAAGCGCAGCGCCGCCCCCACTGCGTCATGGGTCGGCGAGACCGAGGACCGCCCTGAAACCGCGCCGGCCTATGGTCAGGTGGAAATCTTCGTGCATGAGGCGGCGGCCTATATCGACGTGTCGACCAAGCTGCTCGAAGACTCCGCCCTCAACGTCACCAATGAACTGGCCTTCGACTTCGCCGAAGAGTTCGGCCGGATCGAGGGCCTTGCCTTCCTCAAGGGCGACGGGGTGAAGAAGCCTCGCGGGCTGATGGCCCATGGCGATGTGGCGAGCGTTCCCAACGGTCACGCGACCAATCTGGCGTCGGATGCGCTGATCAACCTCATGCACGCGCTGCCGGCCTTCTATCGCAACCGCGGGGCCTGGCTGATGAACGCCGGCACCATCGGCACGGTGCGCAAGCTGAAGACCGGCGGCGGCGATTACATCTGGCGTGACGGGCTGGCGGACGGCAATCCCCCGACCATCCTGGGGCGCCCGGTGATCGAAGCGCCGGACATGGATGCGGTGGCCGACGGGACCTATCCGATCCTGTTCGGCGACATCCAGTCCGCCTATCGCATCGTGGACAAGGTGGCCGTGTCGATCCTGCGCGATCCCTACAGCCAGGCGACCAAGGGCCTCGTCCGCTTCCACGCCCGGCGCCGCACCGGCGGTGACGTGGTGAAGGCCGAGGCCATCCGCAAACTGAAGATGGCCGTGAGCTGAGGAGACCTGTCATGCGTGATCTGACCCATTCCATCGGTCCGGTGCAGGCGGTAAAGCCCGTCGTCCTCACCGCCACCGACACCAGCGCGGCCGTCGACCTCGCGGGCTTCAACGCTGCCGGCATCGTCGTGTCCACCGGCGCCATCGCGGGTAGCGGCGACTTCACCGCCAAGCTGCAGGAGAGCGACACCACCACGTCCGGCGACTTCGACGATGTGGCCGCTGGTGATCTGATCGGTTCCTTTCCCGCGTCTCTCGCGGCGGACAGCACGGTGAAGGTCGGCTATGTCGGCAACAAGCGGTATGTCCGCACGGTGGTCACCAAGAACAGTGGCACGTCCATTGCCGCCTCGGTGGTGGTGATCAGGGGCCATGCCGACACCCGGCCGGTGGCCTGATGCTGACCGTTATCACCCCCGCCAGCGGCACCGCCTTGACCACGGTCGAGACGGTAAAGGCCGGTCTCGACCTGACGGGGGCCGATGACGACGCATGGCTTGCCGATACCATCGACCGGGTTTCTGATCGGATTACGGGCTGGTGCGGCCGGGTATTCGGACAAGAGACGGTGCGGGAGACATTCCGCCTCCATCGCCCCTTGCCGTCCTTGATCCTGTCGCGCTGGCCCGTGGCTTCGATTGCCAGCGCAGTCGAGGACGGGGCGCCCTTAAGTCCTGATGCTTTCGAGATTTCGGCCTCGGACGGCATCCTGTACCGCCTCAATGCCAAGGGCCGATACCTGTCGTGGCCCCCGGCAACCGTGGCGGTCGAATATACGGCCGGCTGGCTACTGCCGGGGCAGGCTGGGCGCAATATGCCGGGCGACATCGAACAGGCGGCCATCGACTTGGTGACGCGGGCCTATCGTGCCCGGGGACGCGACCCGGCCTTGCGGTCGGAGGATGTGCCCGACGTATATGCGGCCTCCTATTTCGATACCGCCAAGGCCTTCGACAACGGTCTGCCCCCGGACCTGGCCAGCGCACTGGCCCGCTATCGAACGCCAGGGGTGGCCTGATGCCTATCGCCGCCCCTCGCGTATGCAAATGTGGCGCCGTCGTGCGCGGCCGGTGCCCGTCCTGCACGCGGGCTTACGACCAGACGCGGGGCGGTGCGCGGCGACGTGGTTATGACCACCAATGGCAACGGGTGCGAGCTGCCTTCCTTGCGGCGCATCCGGTCTGCTGTGTGGCGGGCTGCGGCAAACCGGCGACCGATGCCGACCATATCCAGAGCGTGCGGGATCGCCCCGACCTGCGGCTTGCCCCCTCGAACCTGCGGCCGATGTGTCACGCGCACCACAGCCAGCGGACGAGCCGGGATCAGGTGCCCAGAGGGAGGGTCTGAACTTGGCCTGCCTGGGGGTGGGGACCGACCGGGGGTCGAATTCCAGACAGAGGTCAAAATGGGGTTTTTCAGGCGAGAGATCAGGCGATGAAGGGACGGAAGGGACATCTGGCACTGGTGACGGGCGATGCCTCGCCCTCTCGCTGCCCTGCGCCGCCGCCTTACCTGTCCGACCAGGCCAAGCGGGAATGGAAGCGGGTGGCGACCGACCTGCACAAACGCCGCCTGCTGGGGCCGGACATGCTGGCCACACTCGAAAGCTACTGCATCGCGGTGGGCATCGTCCGCGAGACCGAAGACATCATGCGGGCAGAAGGCCGAATGATGGCAAGCGAGGAGGGCCCGAAGCCTCACCCGGCATTCAGGATGCAGTCAGCCGCGATGCGCGAGGCGCGGCTTCTCGCCGCTGAACTGGCCTTGACCCCGCACCGGCGCGGCAAGAAAGGCCCCGAAGGGATGGGCGATGACGACGACCTTTCCGACCTGGGTCTTTGATCAGTCCGAGATTCCCGACCCGCACGGCTATGGCGACCGGGCGGTGCGGTTCCTGCGCGCCCTGAAACACCCAAAGTCCCGACAACCCGGCAACGGCTTCGAGGTATCGCCCTGGCAGGAACGCATCGTTCGCCGGATCTATGGCCCCTGCGATGAGACCGGCCGGCGCCTGGTGCGCACGGTCTTCATGCTGCTGCCGCGCGGCAACCGGAAGACGGCCCTTGGAGCCGCGCTGGCCCTGCTGCACACATTCGGCCCTGAACGAGTGCCCGGGGGTCAAGCCATCGCCGCCGCGGCTGATCATAAGCAGGCCCGCATCTCGTTCGAGGAAGCTGTTGGCATCGTCCGGGCTGACAGGCGTGTGGAGCGCGCAACCTCGGTGGTGGACTATAAGAATAGGCTCACTCACCCCAAATCTGGGGCCTTCCTCGAAGCCATCGCGGCCGATGCCGGCACCCAGCACGGTCGAACCCCCACCTTCGTCCTGGCGGACGAACTTCACGCCTGGAAGAAGCGCGACCTATGGGATGTGCTGCGTACCGGCCTGGTCAAGGTCTCGGGATCGCTGCTTGTGGTGATCACCACCGCCGGCCGGGGCCAGGAGAACATTGCCCATGACATCTATGCCTATGCCCGGAAGGTGGCACTAGGCGAGGTGATCGACCCTGGCTTCCTGCCCATCCTGTTCGAGACGCCGCGCGATGCCGATTGGCGCGATGAAGACGTGTGGCGCGCGGTCAATCCGGGTCTGCCCTATGGCTTCCCCGACATCGAGGGGCTGCGCCAGCTGGCCCGCGAGGCAGAGAACCGGCCGGCTGATCGCGAAGCCTTCCGCCAACTGCACCTGAATGTGTGGCTGGATCAGAGCGCCGATCCCTTCGTTGACATGGCCATCTATGACCATGGCGCGGCGCCGGTCGATCTGGATGAACTCGCAAGCCGGCCTTGCTGGTTGGCGGTGGACCTATCCAGCAATACCGACCTGACCGTGGTGGTGGCCTGCTGGCGCGCCGAAGATGATGGCTTCGTGGTCTGGCCTTGGTTCTTCTGCCCGGCCGACAATCTGCGCAAGCGGGCGGATCGGGACATGGTGCCCTATCCCCTGTGGGCGGAAGGCGGCTTCATCACCCCGACACCCGGCAACGTGGTGGACTATCGCGCCGTCGAGGACACGATTCGCGACTTGTGCACCCGGTTCGACGTGCGGGAAATCGCCTTCGACCCGCACCTTGCCCAACAGATGATGAACAACCTTGGGAGTGATGGCTTCCCCGTGGTCGCCATGCGCCAAGGCTGGATCACCATGGCCCCGGCGGTAAAGGAGTTGGAGCGGGCCATTGCCGGCGGCCAATTCCAGCACGGTGGACACCCGGTGTTGCGCTGGAACTTCGACAATGTGGCGGTGGAGACCGACCGCGCCGGCAACCGGATGATGACCAAGGGCAAGAGCCGAGACCGCATTGACGGGGCCGTGGCATCGGCCATGGCCGTGGCCCGCGCGGCAGCGGCCGGTTCCATGAGATCGGTCTATGAGACCGACGAGAGGAGGGAGGGGTTCGTCTTCATTTGAACCCTCGCCGGCGGGGCCTTGCTTGAGGATAGCCGGAAGCGCGCAAAGTCGGGAGTGGCGCTGCGATAACAACCCCGAACGCTGGCGGCAGGTCTCTCCCTCGCGTGGCCGGAAGAGGGCCGGGTCGCCTATGGGCACCCGGCCTTTCGCATCTTGTAAAACATAGGTTTCGAGGGTTTTGAGGGTGCCTCTACCGACCTGCCACGAAAATTTCGGGAAGTTTTGAAGGTTTTGAGGGTGGCCTTATCGAGCCTTTTCCGAAATTTCAGCCTTCGCGACGAGGGCATCCAGATAATCGGCCCATGCCTGCATCATCTTTCGCCGCTGTTCCATGTAGGTCGCCCGGCGATAGGCCGCCTTCACCTGATCGGGTTCCTTGTGGGCTAACTGCCGGTCGATCCAGGCCGGATCGAAGCCCTGCTCAGACAACAGACTATCGGCCATGGCCCGGAAGCCATGGGCGGTCATCTCGCCAGCGAAGCCATTGCGCTTGATCGCCATCAGGGCCGTGCCCTCGGAGATATGGCCTGTCTTCGAGCGGTCAGAGGCGAAGACATGGGCATTCCGTCCGGTGACCGGCTTCAACCCCTTCAGGATCGCCACCGCTTGGGTGGACAAGGGCACGGTGTGTTCGGCGCGGGTCTTCACCCGTTCGGGAGGAATGGTCCATGTGGCCTTGTGCAGGTCGATTTCCGACCACCGGGCACGGCACAGCTCTTTGCCCGGCCGGGTAAAGACCAGGGGCATGAATTTCAGCAGGGCAACCACCACAGGGTCACCGCGATAGGCATGGATCATGAGCATGAGGTCAGTCACCCGGTCGGGATCGGTGACGGCGGCATGGTTCTTTGTGGCGTGCCGGCGAACAGCCCCCTTCAGGCTGGGCACGGGGTCCGCCGTCACCCGCCGGCCGCTCTGGATGGCATAGCGAAAGACCTGCCCGCACTTCTGCAGGATGCGCCGCGCGGTCCTGATCCCCTTGGCCTCGATTTCGTCGGCGAGGCGCAGCAGGTCCGGGGCCTCGACTTCGGCAACCGCCATGGCGCCGATGACCGGGAAAGCGTGGGTTTCCATCATCGAGAGATTGCGGGCATGGGTGCCGGGGTCCAACTCCTTGGCTTCCCTTTCCAGCCATTCGCGGGCCACGGCCTCGAAAGTGGCGATACCCATACCTGCCGTTGCCCGCTTGGCCTGTTGCTTCGCGGCGGCGGGGTCGATCCCCTCCGATAGCAACCGCCTTGCCTCCCTGACTCTTTCCCTGGCATCGGCAAGGGAGACGGTCGGATAGGCCCCGAAGGTTGTGGTCTTCTGTTTGCCGGCGAAGGTGTAGTTCAGTCGCCACAGCTTCGACCCGCTAGGACTGACCAGGAGGTAGAGACCGGCGCCATCCGCCTTCTTATAGGGGGTCGATTCGGGCTGAAAGGCGCGGATCGCCTTGTCTGTCAGGGCCATCATGGTATCGGCGCCCAT